CATTCACACCCGCCGCCGCTTCGCCTTCGCCAAACGCCGCCGCAGGATAGCGGCTATGAACATTCCCGAACTCCTCCGCCTGCTGCACAACCTGATCCGCCTCGGCACCATCGCCGAGGTGGATCACGGCGATGCTGAAGCCGATCCGCCGCGACCGCCCCGCGTGCGCGTCAAAACCGGCGAGCTGTTAACGGGCTGGCTGCCGTGGATCGAAGGCCGCGCAGGCACCACGCGGGACTGGGACCCGCCCACCCAGGGCGAGCAAGTGATCATCTTCTCCCCCGGTGGCGACCCCACCGCCGGTGTGGTGCTCACCGGCATTGTCAGTGATGCCCGCCCAGCGCCCTCCAGCGATCCCAACGTGATTGGGCGATGGCTGCCCGATGGCACGCGCATTGAGTACGACCACAGCAAAAACCGACTCTTCATCGATTGCGTAGGGCCTATCGAGGTGAAGGCCACTGGCGAGGTCACGGTCGATGCTCCCTTGATCAAACACAACCAGGGCACTGGCGTGGTGACTCAGCAACACATCTGCCACTTCACCGGCAATCCCCATGGCGACGGTAGCAGCACCGTTAAGGCAGGCAAGTAATGGCCCTGAGCAAAGCCCAGCTTAAAAACCGAATCATCAGCGAGATGCAGAGCCAAGGGGCCACTGCCACGGGTGAACACAGCTGGGTAACGCGCATGGCCGAAGCGATCGCCAACGCGGTGGTGGATGAAGTACAGGCCAATGCTGAAGTGCCCGTTACCGGCGGCTCAAGCGCTGGCCAATACAAGGTGAAATGACATGCCAGGTATGAACGCACACACCGGCCGCCGGCTAGAGTCACTGGCCCATATCCAGCAATCAGTGGCGGACATTCTCACCACGCCCATCGGCTCCCGCGTGATGCGCCGGGAGTACGGCTCGCTGCTGCCGGAACTAATCGACCAGCCCTTGAACGGCCCCACCGCCCTGCGCGCCTACGCCGCCACGGTGGTGGCCCTAATGAAGTGGGAACCGCGCATTCGCGTGCAGCAAGTCACCCGGCAGGTCTCTACCCAGCGCCCTGGCCGGTTCAATCTCATCATCACCGCCCGCCGGGTGGATAACGGGGAAAGCGTCAGCCTGGCCGTGCCGCTAAGGGGGAACCTGTGAACAGCCCTATCGATCTTTCACGACTGCCCGCCCCGGCGGTGATTGAACCGCTCGACTTCGAGACCATCCTTGCCGAGCTGACCACCGACCTTATCAGTCGCGACCCAGAACTGGCCGACACCCTCACCCTGGAGAGCGAGCCGCTCACCAAGCTGTTAGAGGTGGCCGCCTACCGTGAGCTGTTGCTACGCCAACGCATCAACGAAGCCGCCAAAGCGGTGATGCTCGCCTACGCCCAAGATGAGGATCTTGAACACCTCGCTGCGCTGTTCGATGTTGAACGGCTGGAAATAGACCCCGGCGACCCAGACGCCACCCCGCCGGTAGCCCCTACGTTCGAAAGAAACGACGCCCTGCGCCGCCGCGTGCTGTTATCGCTGGATGGTCTTAGCACCGCCGGACCAGAACGCGCCTACGTGTATCACGCACTCAGTGCCAGCGGCGATGTCAAAGACGCCGATGCCTTCAGCGAAGCCCCCGGCGAAGTCACCGTGGTGGTGCTGTCGCAAGTGGATAACGGCGAAGCACCGGCCGAGCTACTCAGTACCGTCAGCGCCGCCGTGAACGCTGAAGACACCCGCCCACTGACCGACCACCCCACCGCCGTGAGCGCAGAGATTGTCGGCTACGCCATCCGCGCGATACTGCACATTTTGCCGGGGCCGGAAGCCGCCGTGGTTCGTGACAACGCCCTGGCGGCAGCGGAATCCTACACCCAGGAACAGCACCGCATCGGTGCCCAGGTCACGCTATCCGGCGTGTATGCCGCGCTCCACCAGCCCGGTGTGCAGCGGGTGGAGCTGCTCAGCCCCACGGCCACCCTGACCACCACCCGCAAGCAAGCGCCCTACTGCGACGCCATTGAGCTGGAAAGTGAGGTGGTCAATGGCTAATCACCTGCTACCGCCCAACGCCACTCCCCAAGAGCGCGCCGTTAGCGAAACGCTCAGCCGCACCGACACTATTAATGTGCCCATTCGCGCCTTGTGGCGGCCAAACGATTGTCCTGCCCACTTACTCCCCTGGCTGGCCTGGGCGCTCTCGGTGGATGAGTGGGATGAACAGTGGAGTGAGCAGCAAAAGCGCGAGGCCATTGCCACGGCGGTCTACCTGCACCGGCACAAGGGCACGAAAGCCGCCGTGCAGCGAGCGATGCAGGCCATCGGGCACGACGCGCATATCAGCGAATGGTTTGAATACACCGGCCGTCCCTACACCTACCGGTTGGAAATGGCCTCGCCATTTGTCAGTCAGGCCGACTTCAACCGCCTGATTCGGCATATCACCACCGCAGCCAACGCACGCTCCTGGCTGGAAGTGATTACCCAACGCCACACACTTTCACAACGGTTGACGCTCGCCACAGTAACGCAGCAGGCACAACGCACCACCTTCAGCCTACCGCCGCCCCGTTTCCACCTTGCGGAAAGCCACACCTATGCCGCCAGCGCGGTGCACAGCGCCCATGTGGCCACCTTGGGGCTACCCGCCTGGGCAATCGCCGATCAACAGCACGCCATCCACTGGCGCGGGGCTTACCACACCGCTCGACAAACCAGCATCCGCCTAGACATTCAGGTCGCGCTAACACCGCAGCCGTTGCGGCACGCCTGTATTCACCAAACAGCCACCACGACCACCATTAAAGAGGAACCCTAATGGCTGACTTCCCCGGACTAAAACTCACCGATGCAGGGCGAGAGCTGCAAGCCAAAGCCCAAACCGGCCAACGCCTGGTGTTTACCCGCGTGGGCTTGGGCGATGGCGCCGCCCCTGAATCCCTCGGGCCACTCACCACGCTGATCAACGAACGGCAATCCCTCTCCATTCAGCACCAGGAAGCCCCAGGCGATGGCACCGCCACGTTGCGGGTTATCCTCACCAATGAGGGCCTGGAAACCGGCTTCTTTATGCGTGAAATGGGCGTCTACGCCGAAGACCCCGATACCCAAGAAGAAATCCTCTACAGCTACACCAACGCAGGCGAGCACCCGGATTTTCTCCCCGCCTCGGGCGGTGCCACCCTGGTGGAGCAAATCTTTAACCTGGTCACCATCGTGGGGGATGCCGAGAACGTCACGGCAAAAATTGACGACTACATCACCATTGCCCTGAAATCTGAAGTCGACGCCCTAGCACCCTACGTACTGCCCAAGGCGGGCAATGTGGGGCAGATGGTGCGCAAGGCCAGTAATGCCGAGGGTGACACCGAATGGTTCGACCCCGAGCTAGACAACTTCGACGTCCGCCTCACCAGCATTGAAGAGCCACGCACGGCGGTCGCCAATCAACGCACCTTCACCCTGCAAAAAACGCTGACCAACGGCCTCGCGGTGTACATCAACGGCGAGCGTATTTCGCGTGAACGCTGGGCCGCGATTTCAGCGACCCAGCTGCAGCTTAATGATGCGCTCGAAGCGGGCACGCGGGTGCTGTTCGTCAACAACGAAGAAGCGGGACCCGGTCGAGCGCTGAATGTCTCGCTCAACGGCCCCACGCTGGTGTTCCCTGGGCAATCCAACACCTACACACTCAGCGACTACGATGCCTTTGCGGTCTACACCCTGACTACAACCGTGGGCACGGTTAGCCGCGACGGCGCAACCATCACGCTGACGGTGCCCAGCGAGGCAACTGACGAAACGCTCGACCTATCGGTGACCCGTGACAACGTCCGCGCCGTGTTTCGCGTCGCGGTGGGCGATGCCGCGATCGCCACGCCAGAGATCACTTACCCGGCCAACGCCGCGACCGGGGTCGACTTTGAGCCGGATTTATCAGCGACGTCGTTCCTCGCTTACCCCGATGAGTATGACAGCCACGTCAACACCCAATGGCAGGTGGCCACGGATAGCGGCTTTACAAACATCGTGTTCGATAGCGGCGACGACACCGCCAGCCTCAACGCCATCAATCTCGGTGCACAGGGCATCCGCCTGGAAAGCGCTACGCGCTACTATGTGCGTGTGCGCTACAAAGGCGCAACGCTAACGTCAGAATGGTCGGATGTTATCTACTTCAACACCGCGCTGATCTACGTGCGACAGCCGCGCATCACCGCGCCGCAGGACGGCGAAGCGGGCATTGTTGAGCAGCCAACATTCCAGAGCGATGCCTTCAGCGTTTACGGTGCCAGCGATACGCAGGTAGCAGCAGATTGGCGGCTGCTCGATGCCAGCGGCAACACCGTGTGGGAATCGCTCAATGATGCCGAGAACCTGACCAGCATCACACCGCCCAAGGGCGTACTGCAGCCAGGCGAGATCACCTACCAGATCAAGGTACGCTATCACGGCGCCGAATACGGCAGTTCGGAATGGTCGCCGGCGATCACGTTCGTTACCGCCGCATCATTCGTTTTCGCTGGCGGCCTGGCCTATGTGTCGAGTGATTCGCCCTTCCTAGAGGTTGTGGATGACACGCTGGGCGGAACCGTTACGTCAGCAATCCAGTACCCGCCGAATTTTGATTCAAGGGCCGTCGCGTTTTCGCCGTCTGCCAAGCTTCTTGCCGTGGCGACCCGTGGTGCAGCCGCAGATTCCCAGGTCATGGTTTATAACACAGTGACCTGGGAGCGTGTTTTTCATGACACCTATGCAATGGATCACATCCAGGGAATAAAGTTTTCGCCTGACGAGAAGTATTTGGCTTATATCAGCGGGGTAAATAATGTCGGCGAGTTCCGGGTCATCAAGACTGCTGATTTCCCAAGTCTGAGAACCGCCTATTCATCAGACACTCTGATCGCTGAAGAGATTTACAGCTTAGCGTGGTCGCCGGACGGCCAGTATTTAGCGTTTGGTCATGAGGGTGATCCAGGACTGACAGTTTTAAACACATCAGACTGGTCTGTTGTTTCAGGAACCCCTGCGCTACCTATGGCCGCCTTCGCCGTTATCGTCCAGGGCCTGGAATTCTCGCCGGACGGACAGTATCTGGCTGTCGGCTATGATCAGGACAAGTGCTTTGTACTTATCGATGTTGCAACATGGACGATTGTTTCTGGCACGCCAGATCTTAGTGCCAGCTATATGGTGCGGGAGCTAGCATGGTCACCTGACTCTTCGCAGATAGCCATGCACACCAATAGCACTTTCGCTGTTTACAATATCAGCGACTGGTCTATCGAATATGAGGATAGCAACGGTGGTTATGGTGTTGGCTATTCACCGGATGGGAATTACCTAGCATATGGTTCATATAACCCATTTTTGAAGATTCTTAATATTGCCGATTGGACGTTAGTTCCCGGGACATATACCCCGAGCTACTACGTTAGCGATTTGCAATGGTCACCTGTCAGCTAACGGAGGATAGTCATGCACGCAGCAATTATTGACGGTTCGCCGCGGTTTTATCCACGGCTGCCGAAACGTTTGGAACATGAAGTGGGGGAGACGATTTTCCCTGCGACGGTCACCGGTTGGCAGTATGACCAGCGACTGACAGAGCGCCTGGCACCAACATGGCAGCTTGACGATGGCGTCCTGCATATCGCATACCAGCACCGGCAACGACCTTTAAAAGAGGTTCGCGAGACACTGCTCGCCAATCTCGCCGACCACCGCTGGCGAATCGAAACCGGCGGCGTCGAGCTACCCAACGGCGCTCGCATACTCACGGATCGGGAAAGCCAGGCGCAGCTCACTAGCGCTTATCAATCGCTCAGCATGCCGTTTGTAGAGTCGATTGATTGGAAAGCCGCCGATGGCTGGGTCACCGTCACCGAAGCCGAGCTGCGCCCCATCGCCCAGGCGGTGGCGCAGCATGTGCAAGGCTGCTTTAAAGCCGAGCGCCAAGTCAGCGAACAGATCGCAGCGGCGGAGAGTGCTGAGGCCTTGTATGGGATAGATATTGCTGGAAAGTTTGAGGAAGCGCTAAGGGATATCAAAAACGTCTGATTCTCCAGCAGTCCGCTCATTTGCGGGCTGCTCGCGTGCACCAAAAAGCTTACCAAGCTCATAAAACCCTAATTTCCTCTCATCTTGACTGTACTTAACTGCTTTACTTACCCTAAGCAAACGGTGAGCATTATGCACAGTATCGTTAACGCCTTTACCAATAAGAAAAGCTAAAAAGCACTCAACGTAAAACCAATAGGTTTCCCCGTCCACATTTGCCTTATTTGAAAGCTGCGCATCAACAAAAGCGAATAATTTTTGATCTATACTTAGCTGATCCATCAAAAATGAAATCAAGTTTCCTGACTGCCCAAAAACTCTATTTACATAGTTTTTTAAATCATCACAACATCCAGGGTTTTTATTTAAAAAGACAATCACTCTACTTGGATGCTGATAAAAAGAGCCACATGAAAAAACATTTGAAGAGCTATAGCTCTCAATCATAAAATCGCCTAAAACATCACTTTCATAAGGATGCACATCCTCATTAAGACTTCTTGAAAAAGACTGAAGCAATAGAGGTAAGACATCTTTTAAATTGAGATATGCTTGCTGAACATCATTTCCTTTCTCAGTCAAACGTAGCTGCTCTTTTGCTACTGACAACTGCTCTCTTTGCTCTTCAAGCATTTCATCTTGGCTGATAAGAAGTTTCTGTTGTTGACGCAATGTAATCACAAAAGCTATCAATGTCGCTACCACCGCAGCCACACCCACAGTACCTGAAAGATAGGTCGCAAAATCTGCCCACTTTCCTGTGTCATTTGAAATAGGCAGCTCCCTAAAATTCCAAGCATAAGCCCCTACTGCGAGAATCGCCACTATCAGTACTACAAAACCCAACATCCCAAAACTATGCTTTTTAATCAAATAAATCATACCAAAAACCCTTACGATAATTTAAAAAACCACATAAACTCTCAACTGTAATTATCTCGAAATTTTTTAACTGCTGACTCAGCCTCCCCTCGTTGCACCGTGCATCTTAGAAGCTCATGCCCGTCTTTATTATTAACAATAGCATCTATATGCCTATTAACGCTCCTCATTACATCATATACACCCAAGTCAATACTTGCCACTTCATACCCATACTGCTCCCAGCACCTTATATCTAAACTACTTACATAGGCGTTATGAAGACCGACATTAATACTTATGTTTCCATTAACAGGCTGACTGGCTCCCTTATCAATTAAATTCTCTAAAATAACCACATTCGACTTCATTTCATTCTCGATAGCTGCTTGCATATTTTTTAGCCTTTTCCACTTACTGGCCATTGGATATAAAAGTGCAACAGCTACAGCTAATAGTGATCCTAATGCCTGAAACCATGCTGCACTCCATTGTGAGTAGTGCCAGTGGCTAGTCTCTGGTGCAAAAATCGATAAAGAGATCAAGCAAGGTACACCACCTACTAACGCAAATTTCACCCAATTATTCATCCCAACATTCCCTTAGCAGTCATTTCCTCGCACCTTACCACACCCACCATGTAAACCACCCCACTTACACCCAGCACCGCTACCACCCTCCACCTAGCCCCCGCACGATACCTGCGTGAATTCACCCTTTTCGTTACTCGAACAGTGAACCTGCGCAGGAGCCACCATGGCACTCGATCAATACCACCACGGCGTGCGCGTTGCGGAAGTCAACGACGGCACGCGTACCATCCGCACCGTCTCCACCGCCGTGATTGGCGTGGTCTGCACCGCGCCGGATGCAGACGCCACCACCTTCCCCCTTAACCAGCCCGCGCTGGTCACCAATGTGGATACCGCCATTGGCAAAGCGGGCACCCAAGGCACGCTGAAAGACACCCTCACCGCCATTGGCCAGCAGGCCAAGCCGATCATCGTCGTGGTGCGCGTGGATGAAGGCATCGACGCCGATGAAACCACCGCCAACGTGATTGGCACCACCACGGAGCTAGGCCAGCGCACCGGGCTGCAGGCGCTACTCACCGCCAAGCAGAAGCTGGGCGTCACGCCGCGCATTATTGGTGTGCCTAACCTGGATACCCAGCCGGTGGCCACCGCCATGGTCGCGGTGCTGCAGCAGCTGCGCGCCTTCGGTTACGTGTATGCCCACGGCTGCGAGACCATCACCGAGGTCACCGCCTACCGCGACCAGTTCGGTGCCCGTGAGCTGATGGTGATCTGGCCCCAGTGGCAGGCGTTTGATACCGACGACGCGCAAACGCTGGATATCAGCCCCGTGGCCATCGCCCTCGGCCTGCGCGCCAAACTCGACCAAACCGTGGGCTGGCACAAAACCCTGAGTAACGTGGCGGTGAACGGCGTCACCGGCATCAGCAAAGACGTGTTCTGGGATCTGCAGAGCCCCAACACCGATACCGGGCTGCTCAACGCCGCCGATGTCACCACGCTAGTGAATCAGAACGGCTATCGCTTCTGGGGCTCGCGCACCTGCGCCGGGCCAGAAAGCCTCTTCCCGTTCGAGAATTACACCCGCACCGCCCAGATCCTCGCCGACACCGTGGCCGAAGCGCACCTGTGGGCGGTGGATTTGCCCCTGCACGCTTCCCTTGCGCGAGACATCATCGAAGGCTTGAACGCCAAGTTCCGCGAGCTGAAAACCCTGGGGCTGATTGTCGATGGCAGCGCCTGGCTGAACGAGGAGCTCAACACCCAGACCTCCCTCAAGGGCGGCAAGCTGCGCATCGACTACGACTACACGCCGGTACCGCCGCTGGAAGACCTCGGTTTCCAGCAGCGCATCACCGACTCCTACCTGGCCGACTTCGCCGAGCGCGTCGCGGCCACCGCCTGAACTGACTAGCGAGAGACTCCATGGCACTCCCCAAAAAGCTCAAAGACCTCAACCTGTTCAGCAACGGCGAAAGCTGGCAGGGCATCGTCCAGTCGATCACCTTGCCCACCCTCACCCGCAAGATCGAAGAGTGGCGCGGCGGCGGCATGGATGGCGCAGTGGGTATCGATATGGGCCAAGACGGCCTGCTCACCGTGCAATGGACGGTAGGCGGGCTGGTAGAAAGTCTGTTCGACAACTTCGGCACTGCCCGCATCGACGCCGACATGCTGCGCATGACCGGCAGCTATGAACGCGACGACATCGACGACGCCTCCTCGGTCGAGGTGGTCATGCGCGGCCGCCACACCGAGATCGATATGGGCGATGCCCAAACCGGCGAGAACACCGAGCACCAGGTCACCAGCACGCTCAGCTACTACAAGCTCACCATCGACGGCACCGAGAAAATCGAGATCGACCTGGTGAACGGCGTGTTCAAGGTCAACGGCGTCGACCGTTTGGCAGGCCGCCGCCAGCGCCTGGGTATTTAACCCGCCCCTTTTCCCCTTAACCCAACACTAGGAACACCACCATGACCAAAGCTGCCACCACCCAAGCCATCGCTGCGACTATCACCCTGGATACCCCGCTCACCCGGGGCGAGACCGAGATCACCGAGCTACGCCTGCGCAAACCTACCTCTGGCGAGCTGCGCGGCGTCTCGCTGGCCGATGTGCTGCAGATGCAAACCGACGCGCTGATCACCCTGATCCCGCGCCTCTCCAACCCCTCGCTCACCGCCACCGAGGTACGCCAAATGGACCCGGCGGATCTCGTTCAATGCGGCGGTGAAATCGCCGGTTTTTTGCTGACGAAGCGGGCCAAGGGCGAGAGCGAATAAACCTTCCCAACCAGGTAGAAGACGCGATGGCGGATCTCGCCATCGTCTTCCACTGGACCCCGCAAGACTGCGCCGCCTTCACCCTGCGCGAACTCATGGCCTGGCGAGAACGAGCGCGCAAACGCAGCACCACCACTGACACCAGGAGCCAGCGTGGCCGGTAACAACCTCAAGCTGCAGGTCATTTTAAACGCCGTGGATAGGGCTACCCGCCCGCTGCGGGCCATCGACCGTGCCAGCCAGGCCGCGTCTCAGGCCATGCGTGAAAACCGCGACCGCTTAAAGCAGCTGCAGGCCACGCAGAAGAACGTCAGCTCCTTTCGTACCCTCACCCGGCAATCCACGGAAACCGCAACCGCCCTGCGGGAACAGCAAGAGCGCATTCGCCGCCTCTCGCAGCAAATGCACACCCACCAGGGCGACACCGCCGCCCTGCGCGCCGAACGTCAAAAGGCCATTACCCAAGCGCGCAGGCTCAGCCAGCGGGTGGATGAAGAACGCCAGCAGCTTCAGCGGCTGCGCAGCACCCTAAACGAAAACGGCGTCAGCACCGCCCACCTCTCCCGCGATCAACGCCGGCTTTCCAGCGAGATCCAGCAGGCCAATACCGCCGTGGAAGAGCAGCGGCAGCGGCTAAAACGGCTGGCCGAACAGCAGCGCAACGCCGCCCAGGCGCGCAGCCGCTACGACCGCGCCATGAGCCTACGCAGCAGCATGGCCGGTACCGGCGCAGGCATGGTCGCCAGCGGCGGTGCCGCGCTGTATGCCGGGGCACGGCTGCTGGCCCCCGGTGTTGAATACGGGGAATCCATGTCGCGGGTGCAGGCGCTCACACGCCTGGAAGGAGACGACGAACGCCTGGCAGCGCTTCGCCAGCAAGCGCGGGAGCTAGGGGCCACCACCGCCTTTAGCGCCGGGCAATCCGCCGATGCCCAAGGCTACCTGGCCATGGCCGGTTTCGACCCCGCCGCCATTCAAGCGGCCATGCCGGATATGCTCAACCTGGCACTGGCCAACCAAACGGATCTCGCCCGCACGGCGGATATCTCCTCCAACATCCTCTCCGGCTTCGGGTTAGACCCCGCCGAGATGGGCCGCGTGGGCGATGTGCTCACCGCCACCACCACGCGGGCCAACGTCGATTTAGAGATGCTCGGCGAATCGATGAAGTACGTCGCCCCGCAAGCGCGGGCGATGAATATGTCGCTGGAGCAATCCGCCGCCATGGCCGGGCTGCTGGGCAACGTGGGTATTCAGGGTAGCCAGGCAGGCACCACCCTGCGCGCCATGGTCACCCGCTTGGCCGCGCCCACCGGAGCCGCCGCCGGGGCGCTGGCCGACCTCGGCGTGAACGCCAAAGACGCCGAAGGCAACCTGCGCGACATTCCCCGTATTCTCACTGATGTGGCAAGAGCCACCGAAGCGATGGGCAACGCCGACCGCGCCGCCTACCTGAAAGACATCTTTGGCGAAGAACCCGGCGCAGGCATGGCCGAACTGATCGCCCAGCAAGGCAGCGAAGGCATCGAGGCGTTTGTCGAGATCCTCGCCAACGCCGCCGGTGAAAACGCCCGGGTGGCGAAAACCATGGCCGACAACATCGGCGGCGACCTCAAATCGCTCAAATCGGCCTGGGATGAAGTGGGCATCTCGATCACCGAGACTAACAACGGCGCGCTGCGCGGCCTGATTCAGAACGTCACCGCCATTACTCGTGGCATCGGCCAATGGATCAACGAAAACCCCAAGCTGGCAGGCACCCTCGCCAAAGCCGCCGCCCTGGTGGCGGTGCTGGTGGCAGCAGGCGGCGCGCTTACGCTGATGCTCGCCTCCATCCTCGGCCCCTTCGCCATGGTGCGCTTTGGCATGGCAATGCTTGGCCCGCAAGCGCTCATGGTGGGTAAAGCGCTTACCTGGTTAGGCGGAGTGATTCGCACCGTGGGCATGCTGGCCGTCGCCAACCCCATTGGTGCCGCGGTGGCCGCCATCGCCGCTGCGGCGTATCTCATCTACCGCTACTGGGAACCCATCAAAGCCTTCTTCCAAGGCCTGTGGCAGCAGGTGAAAACCGCGTTTGATGGCGGGCTGGGGGCAGTCGCGCAGCTGCTGATGAACTGGTCACCGTTAGGGCTGCTGTACCGGGGCATCACCACCGCGCTTTCCGCGCTGGGCGTCGAGATCCCCGAACAATTCCGCTCGCTGGGCAGCGCCATTGTGGATGGCCTGATGAGCGGGCTAACCGGCAAACTCGCCGACCTGCGCGACCGCGTGGTGGGCATGGCAGGCAACGTGCGTAGCTGGTTTGCCAACGTCCTGGATATCAACAGCCCCTCCCGCGTGTTCACCCAGCTAGGCGGCTACACGGTGGACGGCCTAAACCAAGGGCTGGATGCCCAGCGGGACGAACCCGCTAGGCGCATTCAAGAGATCGCCCGGCGCGTCACCCGTGCCGGTGCCGGGCTGGCACTCGGGGCGGCCGCCCTGCCCGCCGTGGCGATGCCCAGCATTGAGCAGCAAACGCCGATTCAGTTCGATAACCGGCCGCCGCTCACCACCGCCAGCTCCCAGGCCAGCGGTTTCTCAATGGGCGATATCAACATCAACGTCACCCCCGCCCCCGGCATGAACGAACAGCAGCTCGCCCAGTACGTGGCGCAGGAAGTGCAGCGCGCCTTAACCAACGCCCAGCGCGACGCCCAGGCGCGGCAGCGTTCGTCACTGCGCGACCTCGACTAACAGGAGCCCACCATGCTCATGGCCCTTGGCATGTTTGTATTTGAGACCCGTAGCGTGCCGTATCAGGAATTAAAGCGCATCACCGAATGGCGGCACCCCAGCCAATCCCGCGTGGGGCAGCGGCCCGCCTACCAGTTCGCAGGCCCAGGGGCGGATACCATCACCCTCAGCGGCACCTTGCTGCCTACCTTCACCGGTGGGCGCTTTAGCCTAGATGAGATCCGCGAGATGGCCGACCAAGGCAACGCCTGGCCGCTGGTCGAAGGCACCGGCCGCCAGTACGGCTTATGGGTGGTTACCCGGGTGGAAGAGACCAGCTCGCACTTTTTCCGCGATGGCGCGGCGGAGAAAATCGAGTTCAACCTCACGCTGGAACACGTCGATGATGAGCGCACCGACCTGATCGGCCGCTTGGCGCTACCCGCCGTGGCGCGTTTAGCCGGGGGCTACGTATGAACGCCTACCCTAAGCCCAGCTACCGCATCACCCTGGATGGCACCGACATCACCCCGCGCATCAACGGCCGCCTGATCAGCCTCTCGCTACGCGAGCAGCGGGGGCTGGAAGCCGACCAACTGGACATCACCCTGGCCGACCACGACGGCCAGCTCGCCATTCCCCCACGCGGGGCAGAGCTGCAGGTGGCCTTTGGCTGGCAGGAGGAAGGGCTGGTGGACAAGGGCCGCTTTACGGTGGATGAAGTGCAGCACACCGGCACGCCAGACCAGCTCACCATCCGCGCCCGCTCGGCGGATATGCGCGGCCAACTGCCCGGCAAGCGCACCCAGAGCTGGCACGATGTCACGCTGGGCGAGATCGTCACCACCATCGCCGGGCGCAATGCGCTGGAACCAGTGGTGGCCGCCGTGCTCAACGGCATCCGCATTGGCCATATCGACCAAACCGACGAATCCGACCTGAATTTTCTCACCCGCCTGGGCGAACGGTACGACGCCATTGCCGCCATCAAAGCCGGGCGCATGCTGTTCACCGTGGCAGGCCAAGGGCTCACCGCCAGCGGCCGCGCCATGCCCGCCATCACCCTCACCCGCCGCGACGGCGACCAGCACCGCTACAGCGTCACCGACCGCGACGCCTACAGCGGGGTAAAAGCCTACTGGAACGACACACGAGGCGCAGAGCGCCACACCGTACTGGCAGGCACCGACGAAAACGCCAAACAACTACGCCCCACCTACGCCACCGAAGACGACGCCCTAGCCGCCGCCCGCGCCGAATGGCAACGCATCCAACGCGGCCTGGCAGAGTTTGAGTTAACGTTGGCACTAGGCCGCGCCGACCTGCTGCCCGAAACGCCGCTCACACTCGCGGGCTTCAAGCCCCAGATCGACGCCACGGCTTGGTTAGTGAGCGAGGTCACGCACGCGATGAATGATGGGGGGTTTACTTCGAGTATAAAGCTGGAAACTCTCTTGCATTCACGCACGGATGCACGCTAATTAAGACTAAAAAGCCCCATTTATTGGGGCTTTGCTAGTGCAGCACTTTTCTTTTGCTCACGTATTTGATCGCGTCTGACTTTGTGAGCAATGATCGCATCCACATGCCTGATCAGTCGACCTTGCCATACACCCACACCTCGCATGAAGTGCTCAGGCCAATGAGGTGACTCAGGTATAGTTGAAAGAAAAGGGTAAATAAGAGAGGGGTACTGCGCTAATACACTCCGTGTATCTTTATGCCTTGATATATCGCGATAAACATACTTTGCATAATTAAGGGCAGGCCGCCTAGCATCTGGGTCTGAGAATATTTCAAGTGCCTGATTATGCAGATCTTCACGCACAATTCGGCACAAGACTTCTGTACGTACTAGCTCGCGCTTAACAGCGATCGGCCTCATACGCCTGTGTTTCAAATTAGCGATGCGCGTCCATAACAGTGCGGCTGGATTTAAAACATAAAAACGTAGAATTTCTTTACCGTCTTGATGTAGATCCCACTCTACAAGCCTTGCCGCAGCGCGCATGCTATCAGCATCAAACCCACCATAAACCTGGTTCATAACGTCTACTACGAAATGCCCGTCAGCCAATATTTCTGGGCGGTAGAGCTCTATCAATGCCATGTTGGGTACATGGTCGTCTGGCGTAGGGAAGCGTGGCACTCCTTTCCACTGATCTGCTAATACCCTGACCCCTTCAATCGTTCCGGCAACAATGTCGAGATCCGATGAAGTCAGCGCAGCGGTGTGTTCTTGATCTAACTGCCCTTCCAAAAAATAAGCACCCCAAAAAGCAATCGCCTGGCCTCCAATGAGTACCAGGCGTTCTTGATATTCGGGGGGAAGCTCTGCAATAAGTTTTAGAATCGGCTGTATTGAAAGGCTATCTTCCATCCAAACTCACTGCAGACAGGTCACAAAAATAGATAAGCTCAGAGCGGCGCAGGAGCCGGAGCACCACGAATAATACGGGCATGCTGACGAGCGCCCTTGAACTGAGAAGCACGTTCAATCGCTTCCTGAGAAACAAGCATTTCTGCATATTCTTGGAAACGGTTGCGCTCTTTCTCTTGAAGACGTAGCACGAAACCATTTTTTTGATTTGCGCTGATATAAGAAACCATGATTTTCACCAGTAAAATCAGTTGGTTATAGAATATAACACTTGGCACCATGCGAAGCGCTAAGCTTTCTGCGAAAGCTTAGCGCTTCGCATGGTGCCAGTCAATAATATTTGTCTATGTTCGTTCATATTAAGCGATATTTCTATACTTAGCAAACCCCCAGCCATTCCATGGCCGGGGGCATCAGTGCCGCAATCTTCTGGCGAGGCGGTTCCGCAACGCGTGCTTTTAGACGACACCATCACTATGGCAAATCCGCTCAGGCAATGATGTAAGCCATTGACCATAAAGCTTGTAAGCGATCTCTTACAACGCCCAGCACCGCGCCTGCCTGACCACCACCCCGCGAAACTGCTTCGCGGTGATGAAGCACCCCTCCCCACCCGTGGGCGGCAACAAGCGGCAGCGGCTGCCGACGCGGTGGGTTTTGAATAATCGGTACTCGCCTTCTACCTCCGCCACCACCAGATCGGCGTGGCCATACGAACGCGCTTCGTCCACCACCAGCACATCGCCCTCCATCCATGGCCCACCGGGGTGCGCCTCTTCGCTGATCTCCACCAGAAAACAGGTCGGCGGAAATTTTCGCCGGTCCATCTCCGCCACCGCCGGGTGCTTCACTCCCACCACGGCAGGCCCCAAGTAGGTCACTCGCATGCTGTTGCCCTGTGCTAGCTCCATATTCAGCGACGTATATGAGCGTTTGCCTGTCGCCTCCCTAATTTCTAATACTGTATAAACGAACAGCATTTAACAAGGGTTAAGGAGGCAACATGATCGGGTTAGTGGACTGCAACAACTTCTACGTGAGCTGCGAGCGCGTGTATAGTACAAACGAATGCTACACCTACGCTTTCGGTGAGGTTCGTACAGTTACAAAGGCGTACCTTGCTTCACGAGCAGGCTAGTAAAAAGAGATTTCATGTGGGTTATCAAAGCTAACAAAGCTCAATGAAAAATGATGCTGCAGTTCGTAATCACAAGCTATGTCAGTGGCACTCATCCGCAAGCAGAAGATTCGTTGTTCCAAACGATTTTTCGCCCGATCCAGGTTAGCACTCACTAACAAGCACATTACAAAAAAAAGTAAATATTTGATTTTAATGAACTATTTTCATTTTTCTAACAAAATTCTTAAACAAATGGATCTAGGATGATCACAATGGTATGATAATGCATATTGAGCATACGCTGGAGAGATAGAATGGATTTTTTCATCACTAACGATGATTGCACTAAAACCATTAGCAACATCGAAGATGACTCTCTCGATCTGACACTTACTTCTCCGCCATACTGCATAGGTAAAGCTTATGATGTGCACACGACGATCGAGGGATTCAAAGAAATTAATGAACCTGTTATAGAGGCTATATATAACAAGACAAAGCCTGGCGGAGCAATTTGTTGGCAGGTTGGCCATCATGTAACAAAAGGTGAAATCATTCCCCTAGACTTTATAGTGTATGAAATTTTCAAACGAGTTTGCCCAGATGTAAAATTGCGAAACAGAATAGTTTGGCACTTTGAACACGGTGCCAACTGTAGAAATAGATTTAGTGGACGTCACGAGACAATTCTTTGGTTTACTAAAGGCGAAAATTATTATTTTGATCTAGATTCAGTCAGAGTAAAGCAAAAATACCCTGGCAAGAAATATTATAAAGGGTCTAAAAAAGGAGAGTATAGCTGCAACCCTTTAGGTAAAAATCCTGGAGACCTTTGGTCTATACCAAACGTAAAATCAAATCATGTGGAAAAAACCGCGCACCCTTGCCAATTTCCAATTGGGTTAGCACAACGCATTATAAGAGCCCTTAGCCCCAAAGGCGGTATGGTTTTTGACCCTTTTATGGGTTCTGGTAGCACTGGTGCTGCAGCAATACTCGAAGATCGAAATTTCACTGGTATTGAGCTTGATACAAAATACTTTGAAATCTCAAAGGAACGATTGACGTTGGCAAAGAAAGGTCTGCTGAGATATCGTGATATCGAAACACCAGTTTTTGATCCCGCAAAGGCTGGATCAGTAGCCAAAGACCCAATTAAATTTAAACCTACTCAGGAGCCATCACTATGAGTAATAACAAACTTCGCGTACCTGCTATTCAGCTAAAGCAAAGTGGCACTAATTTATACGTTTTCTCAATGCCAGCAAATAAGCTTTGGGACATATGCGAGATCAATGAAAAAACAGAAGACAAGGACGACGGCTATCAACGAGCACTTTCAAACTCACGAGCTACCGATATTAAAAGATACATTCTAAAGGGAAATGCTATAGCTCCAGCGATCATCATTTCTTTTAATATTAAAAAAGCAGAATTTGACTCTACAACAAACGAGTTAATCATAGAAGATACCTCAAATGCTGGCTGGGTGATAGATGGTCAACACCGTCTTAGAGGTGCAGATCTAGCCAGCACTGAAGATACAAATATTGAGCTTGCGGTCGTGGCTTTTTTAGATTTAAAAATTGAAGAACAAATTCAGCAATTTGTAACGATAAACCGAGAGGCTAAAGGAGTTCCCACATCTTTATATTATGATCTTCTCAAGCAGCTACCTATAAAATCTAGCACCGATGTAGCGAAAGAAAAAGCTGCAGCAATTGCTGATGTCCTTAGAAAAGATCCAGAGTCCCCATTTTATGAGCGGATTGTGATTGTCACTTCTCCTAAAAAGGGAGAAATTTCGTTGAATAATTTTGTGCGAAAAGTATATCCATTAGTAGCTGATGAAAAAGGCCTATTCAGCTCTTATTCTCAGAAAGAAGTTACTATTATAATAGATAACTTTTTCCGTGCGCTCAAAAGCGTTTACCCAAACGAATTCAGCCATAATAAACAACGCTTTTTCCAAACCTTAGGATTTGGAGCAATGTTAAACTCTTTGTACCCAACATTCTCCTTGGTTTTAAAACAAGAACAGGCTTTTAGGATACCCGATATTGAAAAAGTTTTAAGCAAAATTTCTGACTTCAGCTTTTCGGATTGGGACAGAATTGGCAGTGGCACCCAAGCGGAAAAGCAGGCAGGTAGAGATTTTGAGACTACTCTTAAAGCGGCCTGGAGCGATGAAAAGTCACAAGAAGGCAGCTTGAGGTTATTTTGATATGCTACCCAACACTTTGAAAAGAAGCATACCAAGTAGAGACTGGAGTATTCTTAAGAGGGAATGGCGTGCAGCCTTTGTTGACTATCATGACATAGGCGCTTCCCCGAATAGCTCAGTAAAAGATATTGCGCAAATGAATGAGTCATTGTTAGTTCATTCAAGAACATCGACTCCTATACAGTTCACTGCTGCTAGTCTAAGAACAACTGCTTTGCGAGAAGCAATATTTTTAAGTCATAAAGCTGGAGCTTTATTACGAAGCTTCAACAGAGACCTGGAAAACAGGGAAACAACTTATCCAGAAATCACAGCCTATACTGCAGCTTACTTTCTTTCAAAGTCCATTAGCTTATTATTAGGATTATGGATGGGCTCAAGAAGAATAAATAACCGATTTTGGCTTTTCGACATGGCTGGTCACGGCGCCTCTAAAGCTGAGGTTTATGGGGTTAATTGTAATACAATAGGCCACGTACATTCTTGGGATTTATGCAAAAAAAGCTTACATGGCCTGACTGCTAGTCCTCTTGATGGGGGGCTACTATCTTTTTGTGGAGGATTAGCGGCAGAAGACTTTGCAAGATTAAGAAATAGCCTCCAGTATAATAGTCGCGAATGGCTATATGAAGACCTTCATGCATTTGATTCAGCAGATATTAACTGGCTAACTGACTTCGATAAGAGTATTTATACTAATGCAGATCCCAACGACGAGGCATGTCATTTTGGTGTATGCATATTTTTAATGTTATTTAGAGCTAATTTTAGCTTGATATCTGACATAGCCAAAGGTATAGACACTCTTGAGGCTGAAGTAGCAAAAATAGCTGAAAACATACCTCAATGCAATGGCGTAATGAAACTAAACTCCTGGATAAAATAGCAATAAGCAGACATTTACATTGGCTTTTATTTTTCAAGAACAAGCGGCTATATGCTTTTTAAATCAAGAAAACATATAGCCTATTAGTTACATACCCTCATCGAAAAACAACTAATTTACACTTAATACCATCTCTATGGAAGCTTTTCCTGAGAGCTTGAATTGCAGCAACTTAATCGCTTTCATCTCTTTTTTATAGCAATTCCCACATTGATTTATTTATATCCTATAGAGAAGTGAGTGGTAATAGTTTCAAAACGCTCATCAAGCAGCTTATCATTCTCGCTTTGTAACTCAATATCAACATCGAAACCAGGGCTTATTTATTTACAAGATTATTTGATTTATTTTCTTTTTCCGAAAAATTAAAATTTACCAAACTGTTCTCTTTTCAAGTATATTTTCGGATTTTTCAGAAGTAACCAAATCATCTTGCAATACTTCAGAAAAATATTTTAGACATTCAACTTCATAACATATTTTATTAATCTAATGTAGATCACTACGTAGTAAAAGATACATATTTAAAAAAGCTTTTATATCAAAATCTATATCTTTCATTTCCAACCATTTTCTTAAAGTGAATAAAAGGCAAAAATCACACCACCCGCCCAATCCGAACCACACACCGCCCCAGAATCTCCACATCGTGCATATCCTGCGGCTTGATCATCTCCGGCTGGTAATGCTCGTTATCACTAATTAAGAACAACGCTCCGCCCGCTAGGCGCTGTACCCGCTTGATCCGCCTTTCCCCGCTCACCAGCAGCAAGAACACCCCTTCCTGTTTCGGATCGCGGTTGCTCCGATCCACCAGCACCCAATCGCCATCGGCCAGGGTGCCGTCCATCGAATCGCCACGCACTTTGATGCCCACCACCTGGGCAGGGTCTAGCCCCTGCTCGGCCAGCTCGCTGCTGGGAAAGTGCAGGATGGTTTTGACTGGCTCGCCTTCAAAGCTGCGCCCTGCCCCAGCGGCGGCTTCGATGTCGTACATCTTTACTGGCGAGAGATCTGGCCCGGGTTCGGTCACCGGCAAGCCTAAAGGCTGGGACGCTGGTACCGAACGGTTTCCAGTGAGCACGTATTGAACGTCTACTCCCTGAGAAGCAATTGCCGTCAGATAGTCGGCTTTTGGGCTTCTTTGGTCTCCTTCATAGAGCATCTGCGTCTTCTTAGTTACTTGGGCAAGGTCACCAAACTGGGTTTGTGACATCCCCAGCCGCTCCCTTTCCTCGCGTAGCCTTTCACCCAATGAAACCATTTAGACCTCACAACTCTTGACATGGAAACCATTCGGTACCATTCTGTTTATGTCTTTCACTTCGATACACATGACAAAGGAACCACTGCCATGGTCACCGTTATTGCCACGATCTTTGTACCGCCCTCCGCTACCACCCTGTTTCGCGGGGTAGAGGTAGAACTGGACCGCTGTTCGCCGCGTACCCGCCGCACCATTGAAACGGCGCTGCGCCAGGGCACGGAGAAGCCCAACCCGCTGGCCGATCTCGAAGCGCTGGAAGAGCGCACCACCGCAGAAGCCGTGGGCCAACTCGCTGCCACGATGCTGGCCCAAAACGCGCCATTCGAGCAGGTGGAAGACGCCCTGTGCGAACTGCGCACCTACATGGATGAGCACTTCCTGCAGCGCAAGCTGGTGCGCTTGTACGAGCGCTAATGCGCTGCGGCCAAAGTCTTTCACTCTCTTACACATCGTTCGGGAAGCCTAACCCATGACCACGCCCAACGCTATTACCCCAAAGCCAATTTATGCCCCCAAGGGCTGCAACTGCCCAATCATGGCCCACGTGACCGAAGACGAGCGGGAGGAACTCAAGCGCATTGCCGAGCTGGAAATGCGCACCCTCTCGGCCACGGCGCGCATGCTCATGCTGCGCGGCATCGCCCAGTACGACCAAGACACGCTCAATGCCGAATAAGGAGCCAACCATGAACCTCACCACCGAGATGCAGCCGCTCGCCACGCCGTTTCTGTTCCAGCAAGCCGAGGTACGCACCGCTACTGATGAAAAAGGCGAGGCGTGGTTTTGCGCCAAAGATGTGTTTGATGCCCTCGAAATCACCTGGAGTAACAAGCGAGGGAGCCTTAAAGGAGTGCCTGAAGAGTGGCTTTGCCCCTTATATCTCAAGGGGCAAAGGGGTGCAGGAGAGGTGTTATTCATCTCTGAAGCCGCCGTGTATAGGGTGCTCTTCCGTTCTAACAAGCCCCAAGCGGTGGCTTTTGCCAACTGGGTATGCGGTGAAGTGCTGCCCACGCTGCGCAAGCAAGGCTTCTTTGGGCAGGTGCCTGCGAAAGAGCGGCTGGGCTTTTCCCGCCAGATTCTTACCGTGACACGCGAGCTGATGCGCTGCCGCAATGCCTTCCACCAACACATCTTGCTGGATGAGCTACGCGACCTGTATCGCATGGTGGGCAAGCCACTGCCCGACTTTAGCGCTGTCAGCCTAAAACCCGACCAAATGCCACTGCTGTGACCCATTTTGCCTATCGGCTGCATAAGGACTCCACCATGTACCAGGACCCAAAGCGCGTTCGCTCCCATAAGGCCACCGTTTATCTGGATGACTATGAGCTTGCCATCATCCAGGCCCATGCCGATTACAACGGCGTGCCCAGGGCCGAAATCATGCGCCAAATGTTGATGAAGGAAGCCAGCGACGTGCTCGGCGTCGATGTTCCCGGCCGCCTTCACAGCATTACCCAGCGCGCTCAGTGAGCCCAACCCTATATCCACCGTGCATCCGAGGTGCCCATGCCTGAACAATCGCTGGATCTTGATCCGCTCGCTCGCGCCGTACTGGACGCCGTGTGTGAACAGAAGGGTCTGGCAACCCACGGCCAAGCCATCGAATGGCTATTGCGTCGGCGCATCCGCCGCGGTTCCCAGGAAATCACCGGCCGCGGCCGCGCCCTTTATCCGGTAGGGAGAAACCATTGATGTCGACCGCTTCCAAGCACCGTATGCCCTGCCCCCACTGCGGCCACAACATGCGGGTCCGCAACAGCCAGGGGCTAACACCGGTGTACCGCGAAGCCATCGTGGAGTGCCGCAACGTGGAGTGTGGCTTTCGGGGCAAAGCGGGTATCGAGGTCACCAACACCCTGACCCCCAGCGATATCCCGAACGTGCGGGTGCACCTGCCCTACGCCCCACGCTTGATTCAGCAGATGCAGTTGGACATCACCCGCCCAGCCGCCAACGACGAATGTTATGAGGGTTAAGACGATGCAGAGAGCTGCCCATCCCCCAAGGCCCCCACGGCCACCACGCCCCTTTCGGCCTGTGTGTTATGCCCGGCCGAAAGGGGGCACCCACGGCCCCGCCGGTGCCGTGATCTAGCCCCAAGCCCAGCCCCATCCATTTGTTAAATAAGGAGGCGAGCGTGAATTCATCGCTGCGCCAGGACATTGTTACGCGCTTGATCAGCGATTTTGAGGCGATTGAGCGCGGCCCCTACCTGCAACGGGTGCGCTGCCCGGAGTGCGGTAAGCGCGAGGCGTACATCAATGCCGACGCGCCGTGGATGCTGAAGTGCGGGCGGGAAAACAACTGTGGCGCGCAAATCCACATCAAAGCGCTGTTCCCGGATCTGTTCCGCTCCTGGAGCGAGCGCTACAGCCCGAAAGCCAACGAGAAACCCACTTCCACCACGCCGGTGGCCGATGGCTACCTGCGCGATGGCCGGGGGTTCGAGCTTTCCCGCCTTCAGGGCTGGTACACCCAGGAGAGCTACTGGAAGCCGGAGATCGGCGGTACCGCCACCGTGCGCTTTCAGCTTCCCGGCGGCGCTTACTGGGAGCGCCTGCTGGATAACCCGGAGCGCTTCGGCAAGCAGAAGGCCAATTTCGTTGGCCGCTACAAAGGCCAGTGGTGGTGCCCGCCTGCCCTCACGGCTGCTGATTTAGTAGCGGCTGAGGAAGTGTGGATTGTAGAAGGCATCTTCGATGCGATCGCCCTTTACCACCACGGCATTGCGGCGGTTTCCGCCATGAGCTGCGCCAACTACCCCGATGAGGCGTTGAACGCCCTTTCCGATGCTGCACATCAAGCGGGCACCTGCCGCCCTGCCTTGGTGTGGGCGCTGGATAACAACCGCGCCGGCCATAACGCTACCCATAAGCACGTGAAGCGCGCCCGAGCGGCGGGTTGGGAGTGCCATGCGGCGCAGATCCCCAGCGGTGGCCACGACTGGAACGACGCCCACCAGCGTGGAGAGCTGACTGAAAAGCACCAAGAAACCTACCGCTACCACGGCGACCTGCTGTTGGCCCCCACGGCCATGGCGAAGGCGCTGTTGATGTACAAGCGCCGTGAACAGCGGGAGTTCTGGTTCGAGTTCAAACGCCAGCTCTGGTGGTGGAAGCTGGACATGGATGCCTTCGACCGCGCCCTGCGCGCCGATGGGCTGGATGGCGAAGACCAGCGGCAGATCGACCCCGCCCTGCGCGATGCGGCACTGGAGCAATCCGGCAGCGTGAAGCGCATCTGCACCTGTTTCCCCACGGCGCTGTACTACCAGGCCAACGCGGTGACCGATGAGAGCTGGTACTACTACCGCGTGGAGTTTCCCGACGGTCGCCCGCCCATCAAAAACACCTTCAGCGGCGGCCAGTTGGCCTCTGCCTCTGAGTACAAAAAGCGCCTGCTGGGCATTGCCCCCGGCGCGGTGTGGACAGGTACCAGCCAGCAGCTCGATAGTCTGCTGCAGGACCAGATCGGCAACATCAAAACCGTTGAGACCATCGACTTCATCGGCTACAGCAAGGAGCACGGCGCGTATGTGTTCGGCGATCTTGCCGTGGCCGGTGGCAAGGTGGTGCCCATCAACAGCGAGGACTTTTTCGAGCTTGGCCCCCGCCGCCAGCTGAAAACCCTGAGCCAGTCTGTGGCGCTGCACATCAACCCCGACCGCAAGGCGTTCAGCACCGAGTGGACGCAGCAGCTCTTGGGCGCGTTTGGCTCCCGGGGCGTGGTGGCCTTGGCTTATTGGATGGGCAGCCTGCTGGCGGAGCAGATCCGCGCCGAGATGGGTAGCTTCCCGTTTTTGGAGATTGTGGGTGAAGCCGGCGCGGGTAAATCCACGCTGATCGAGTTCCTCTGGAAGCTGTGTGGCCGGCGCGACTATGAGGGCTTCGACCCCAGCAAGGCCACCATGCCCGCCCGCAGCCGTAACTTTGCCCAGGTGAGCAACCTGCCGGTGGTGCTGATCGAATCCGACCGCGAGCAGGAAGGCGGCGCCAAGCAGAAGCAGTTCGATTGGGATGAGCTGAAAACTGCCTTTAACGGCCGCTCGATCCGCGCCCGTGGCGTGAAGAACAGCGGCAACGACACCTACGAGCCACCCTTTCGCGGCAGCATCGTGATTAGCCAGAACGCCCCAGTGCAAGCGGGCGAGGCGATTCAAACCCGTATCTGCCACCTGCATTTCACCCGGGAAGGCCAGAACAAAACCACCAAAGCGCTGGCCGAGGCGCTGGAGCGTACCGAGCTAGAGCACGTGAGCCAGTTCGCCCTGGCCGTGGCCCAGCGGGAAGCCGCACTGCTGGCCACCATCACCCAGCGCGCCCGCTTCTACGCCGACCGCTTGGCCGATGATCCGGATATCAAGGTGCTGCGCATCGCCAAGTGCCACGGCCAACTGATGGCGTTGGTGGAGTGCCTGGGGCCGGAGGGCTTGGGGCTGTTCGACCAGCAAATCATCGATATGGCCAACGGCATGGTGGAGCAGATGGCCCGCGAGCGGCAGCAATCCATCAACGCCGACCACCCGATGGTGGCCGAATTTTGGGAAGCCTTCGACTACATCGAAGGCCTGCGCGATGAGCCGCAGCTGAACCACTACGGCAAGGGCAGCGAGCACATCGCCGTGAACCTCAAAGACTTCGAGCGCACCTGCGCCGAGTACAAGCTGCGCACCCCCGAAATGCGCGAGCTGAAGCGCTATTTGAAGACCAGCAAGACCCGCAAGTTTATCGAATCCAACCGCACCGTGAACTCCCGCGTCCGCCTGCACGGCGGCAGCGTGAAGTGCTGGGTGTTTCAAGCATGAAGGAGCCTGTGATGACCACTCAATCAAGTATGCCCCGCGTTTCAGAACGACTCAGCCAACGCCTGAGCGAGCGCGACCATGAAGCCCTGGAAGCACTACTTGCTGACGAGGAAGAGATCAATAAAACGAGCGCCCGCCTCGATGAACAAGGGCCAGACGCCCTGCAGCGGCTTGTACAGGTCGCCGATGGAGATTCCGGCCAAAGCCACCACTGCCGCCGTGTACTGCTCTCTGTTTACAACGGCACCGCTTGGCCACTCGACCCCACGCGCCTGCGAGTGATTGACCGCGACTTGCAGGCAGCGGCGCTCACGCTGATCGAATGGAGTATCTACGCCTTCGATGAGCCCCACACCTACCTGAACAACGGTGAGCAAGTAATGCAGCGCTTTGCCGCCATCGAGCAACAGAAGGAGCAGTAACCATGGCCGACAACGCCGACATCGCCGCCGACCTGATGGAGCGCCGCATGCAAGCCGCCCTCAGCAGCCGCCTCTCCCTGCGCATTCCCAACCCTGACCCAGAGTGCGAGGACTGCGGCCACGAGATCCCCCAAGCCCGCCGCGATGCCCTGCCCTGGGTGGCCACGTGCATCGAGTGCCAAAGCATCCGCGAACAACGGGGGCGCTATGGCCGCTAACGGTACCAAGGGCGGCCAGCTTGCCCGGCAAGCCGCCATGCTGTGCCAGGACGCGCAGTTTCAGCTCTACCTCGACCGTCGCCGGCGCACCAAGCACGGCATGACCGAGAGCCAACTGCCCGACGGCACCCACAACACCGAAGACGCCCGCGACTGGCTCTGCGCCGCGTGCCAGATCCAAAGCCGGGCGGAATTAGATCACCACGTCACCGCGGCGGCCACGTTCCGCCGCATTCGCCAACGCTTCTTCGCTTGGAAGCATCACCAGGGGAGCCCCGCATGAACACGTACTTCGGACTACTCGCCGAGTTCAACGGCCGCACCGAGCTACCGCTGGAGGAAGTCGCCCCACGCTTCTTCGGCATCAGCCCCCGCACCGCCGCCTTCCGCGCCGGTGCCCAAGCCCTGCCGGTACCGGCTTACCGTGCGGGGGATTCACAGAAAAGCCCGTGGCTAGTCAGCGCAATCGACCTGGCGCAGTACATTGATAAGAAGCGGGCCGAGGCGCGGGAACAGTGGAAGCTAGTGAATGATTGAGGGTCGCGCCGGCTAAACCTGTAGCCGGCTGGCCTTTACCTCCGACCTACCTGCCTGCACCATTTCCTTAACTTCTCTTCACCCGCATCGCCCTATGGAGCCAACCATGGACCAGAGCCTTATCCCCGTCTTTCAAGCCAATGATCAGCAGCTTCTTTGCAACGCTCGTGACCTACATGCTTTCCTGGAAGTGGGCCGACGCTTCACGACCTGGATTAAAGAACGCATCGAACAGTATGAATTTGAAGAAGGTTTAGACTTCATATCGCATAACATGCAGCCTGGAATAGGACATAAAACCGCCTCCCAAAACGGGGAAGCCCTAGAATCAATCACTTACGCTGAAAACTTCGGCCAGCAGGGACGCATTGAGTACCACCTAACTCTCGATATGGCCAAAGAGCTGGCCATGATCGAAAACAACACTATGGGTCGCCGGGTGCGCCGCTACTTCATCCAGCGCGAACGCCAGGCTATCGAGCTGCTGCAACAACAGGCGGATAGTGTGCGACCATTAGCCGAGGTACGCGCAGAGATCGGCGATACCCCCAAGTTTCGCTATCTGCTGATTTTGCAAGAGCAAAGCCGTTCATGTGCCCGCCAGTTAGACCAGGCGCAAGGGCCACATGAGCGCTACACCCTGCACTGTCAGCTACGCCAAATTAACAATGTACTGGGCATTCCCACCCAGCCGCTCATGCAGAGCGCTGATGGTAACAACGCCCCAATGACACACAAACTGGAGCATTCTCGTGGATAGCACTATTAAACGGACCCTGGAGGCAGCCAGCGTACGCGCGCTCTCCTCTATCGAACTTGAACGGCTGGTTGCCCGCATACGCGCCCTGGAAAGTAACCAAATGCCGCCAGAAGATGTACTGGTCAGGCGCATCAAGGAGCTGGAAAACCAGTTGACCGACTGCCGCGCTCGGGTGAAAAAGTGCGAGCGCAATGGCTGCCCTGACTAAGCATGCCGCCTTTCGAGGCGGCTTCGACACACCTAAGATAACGGTATAAGACTAGCGTAACTGCAGCCTTTCCGGCCTCAAATGCGTATACCGCTTCAGCACATCCCAGCTCTCGTGGAGCGTGAACTGCTGCACCTCCACGATCTCATAGCCCGCCTCGAACAGCCGCGACGTAGCCTCGTGGCGCAAGTCGTGAAAGCGCAGATCCTCGATGCCTTTGGCGGCCGTCGCGGCCCGAAAGCGAGTGCCTATTGATTTAGGGGCATAGGGGAAAATACGCGGCTCGCTTTTGGCCCTTGGCTGCCGCTGAATGATGGCCATCGCCTCATGAGTGAGCTTGAAGCGTTTATGGTTGCCCCACTTCTGGCGTGGGTGCTTGGCGTCACGCACCCAGCAGGTCATGGCCGTTTCATCGAGATCATCCCAGGTAAGTCGGGTGATCTCCTCCTGGCGGCGTGAAGAGGCGATGGCGAAGTCCATAATGTCTTCCATCGGAATGATCGCGCTCGGCCGGATCTTCTGCGAGCGCTGGAAGTAACCGCGGAGCTGCTCGATTTCTTCCAACGTCGGCCGCCGATCGCGGGATGCTGGGCGGGATATGAGCCCTTTGCTACGCAGCAAAAGCTTGGCCGACTCGAACTCGTTCAGATCCACCGGCATACGCCAGGCAGCCACCGCTGTTTTTAAGATGATGCCCAGCCAGGTGATATCCTGCGCCGTCGTGGATGGCTTTACCCCGCTACGGCGCCGCATTTGTGCATGATCGATGATCTGCTCGCTGCTGAGCTCGGTGATCTTCACCCGAGCGATGGGGAAGCGCCGAAGCTGCTCGATCGTGGCCCGCTTACTGCGGCCTGCCCCGTCGGCAAACTCATGCAGGTAGCGCTCGATCGCATCGTGTAAAATCACGCCTTTCCACTTAGCGGTCAGCACGCCACCTGGGGCTGCCAGCTCCAGCTCCCGGCGCTTTGCCCACTCTACGGCCATCGACTTCTTAGGGAATGTTTTAGACTCTGAGTAGTCAGGTTGACCAGTGCGCGCAATGCGAATACGCGCTAGGTATGAGAAACTGCCGTCCCTTTTCGGACGCTTCACGATCGTCGCCATCACTGCCTCGGAATGTGACAAATGAAAGTGCCACGAAGTGCCAAAAATGTGACACCTATTTGCTAAAAACGTGGCACAACCACTGTAAATATGAACAGTTATGAATGATACCACAAACGCGCAAACCCGCATGAAGTCTGGCACCGCACGCCCGGAGCTGGATAGAACTTTCTCCGTCGCCCCCATGATGGATTGGACGACCCGAGATTACCGTGCCTTCGCACGCACGTTAACCAAGCGGGCGCTGCTATATACCGAGATGGTGACCACCGGTGCGGTACTGCACGGCTCCCCGCGTGAGCGCTTTTTGGGCTATAGCGAGGTGGAGCATCCGATTGCTTTGCAGTTGGGGGGCAGCGATGCGGGTGAGCTGGCGGAGTGCGCAGCGATTGCGCAGGCGTGG